TTCATCTGTACCGCCAGCCAATGCAACAGTAACAGGTGCAGTTAAGCTTGCAAAAGTTCTACCAGTTGCTAACTGACCCCATGTATTGGAAGTGGTTGCATATTGTGGAGGATCAATTGCATAAACGTAATTTGATTGGTTAAAAATTACTTGCTTATAGTAGTTTGTTTGACCATTTAATGTAGCGTCCAAGGCTTTTGAAACAAACGGATAAGTTTCTAAAACTGTTCCAGCTGTACCACTAAAAGCACCAGTAGTGTCAATAACAACTGCGTGTAATTCATCGGATGCACCACCAGCATTTGATACAAATTCTGAAGTACCTGGTGCTGAAGTAAAGTAAGCCTTATATGTCCAAGTTGTAAATCCTACTGAATCACAAACAGAAACACTTAAAGCATTTCCTAAAGAACCAGCATATCTCGCAATAAAAGGTCCGTAAGTGTTTGCGTTGTTAGTTAACATATAACTAGCTTGGAAAACATCTTCGTTAGTAATTTGTACATTGTTTGCTGAAGTATTTGCGTCAGCGTTTTTACTGTTGGCACCAACGGCACGAACAATGTTTAAATTATTACCATAGGCTAAGAAACTAGCGCAAGTAAAAAACGAAGTTGCTGTATTTGAATCGGGATTAGCTGGTGTAAACATATTATACAATGTTTTTTCGCTGTCCACCTGTATAACTTTACTGGCTGGACCCCAATTAAACATTCCAGCATAAGCACCAGCACTAGTAACGACCGAAGGAACGATTGTTGTTAAATCGATTTCGGAAACATTTACGCCTGGAGAGAGTTGAAACGCCATTTTATTCTCCTTGAATTATTATTTTGTTCTTGGCAGTTAAAATACCATATGGATATTTATGAATCATCGGTTTTACATTTTACGGAAGAAATCTTTGGTATACTGCTCATAAGTGTTAGAACCACCCGCAACTTCCCATACATCACCACCTTCAACCATGAAATCGTGTTCCAGACCATCGTCAATAATTGGGGTGGGTAGAACGTCTTCATCATATTGATTCATATTTTCTAACTGAATCTGTTTTCTTAAATCATGGTTGACAATATCTCTGAAATATTTTTGAGTAGTTGCCCACGCAAAAATGACCAAAGTCATGGCCATATCGTCATTTGCACCGTCCGCAGCAGCAAAAGATGCTTTGTGTTGTTCAAATGTTGTCAATTCAGAGTATGTATCAAAATCATTAATTAACAACTTGTCGCCTTCAATCAAGGTTTTGAGGTTGGAACAACCTACCTGTTTTACTTGAGGCGACATTTTCAGACCCATCTGTATGCCTCTTGCAAAACCAGCCGACAATTGTTGTGGTTTTTTGTTACCTGTAAATACCTTTAAAAGGTTTTCGTATTCTAAGTCTGAATGAATGTATTCTGCAACCTGAGGATTATTGTTTATCTCAACTAAGATGTACGCATCATTATATAGTTTTGCCGCATTTACTACTACCGTTGGTAATAAAATTGGTGATATTGAAGAACTAGAATAAGTTGCAACCTGTCTGTAGGGTGTGGTAGAAATGTCAAAGACAGAGAACGCAGATGAGTCTAGGTTCTTACCTTCTGAAACGTCAACTGCGATTGCATACAGGTGGTCCGTTTTAATGTCATCACCATTTTCTTTGATAGGATACTCATATATCTTTAACTTATCATGTTCAGCTATAGGATCGGTGTATCTTAATTGTTGTAGTTTGTAACCAGAAATTAATGTATTTGAAGACCCTAAGAACTCAGTTTCAAACTCTTGTTGGAATTGGCGATAAGAAGTGTTTCGAATTGTTTCTTCTTTCCATACCTCATCACGACCTGGTACCATAGACCAATGAATCTCAAAATTCTTATAGTTATTTCTACCTTCAATAGAATCCATCCAAAGTTTGTAGAACAAATTCATACCATTTGGTGTAGAAACAATAATAATCTTTGATGATTTACCAGAAGAAATTACAGGGTAAACTGAGTTAAAGAATTCATTAGCAATGTTGTTAGGTACGAAAGCAAATTCGTCCAAGAATACAATGTTAAACGAACCTCCTCGGATTGCAGAACTAGAGGTTGATGCTGCAATAACTTTAGAACCATTTTCTAATTCTACGTTACCTTTGTTCCATGTAACCACACCTTGTTGTAACCATTGTGGTAAATTTTCATAAGCAAGTTGATACTTGGCTAAAATATCTCTTGCTAATGCGCCTTTGTTTGCCAGAACAGCCACGTTTTGTGAATCTGTAAAGATGGTTGCCCATAAAAGATAACTGACTGTTGTGGTAGTTTTACCAACCTGACGAGGACATTTTGTAATAACGAAACGATTATCTCTAAAAAGTTCCAACATCTCTTTTTGAAAGTCCCACATATTAAAATTGATAAGACCTTCGTCTACGTTAACAATCTTAATATAGTTCATACAGAAGTACACGGGGTCTTCCGAACACTTCATATATTCGGCAATTTGTTCTTTGGTGTATTGGTGTTGAACACCAACTTTCTTCAGTAACGGATTATCACGATAGGAGTCTTTTGTATTGACTATCATTATTCTTTGCCTTTGATGAGTTTATTCAACTCTGCTGTAGAACCCACAAAAATAGCTTTGTCAATATTGGTACCCGCTTTTGATTTCTTTTCTTCATCCATATCACGCATTTGTTTTTGGATGTTTAAAAGTTCTTTATTGGCATCAACCATATTTTTTAGTAATGTACCGTAAACTTCAAAGGCTCTTGGATGTTGACCTGCTTTGGCAATTTGAAGAATTTCTTCCATTGCTTCCTGACCTTGGTCAATTATACCTTGTAAGTTTTCTTTTGATTGCTGATAGGCATCAGTCAAATCTTGTTTTAAGTCCGGTTGGTTGTAACTAACCGATACCGTAGGAAGTTTTTCTTTTTTTACATCTTGTGGTACCAAATCAAAAACTTCTTCCATCTTCTTGTCAAAATTATTCATGTTATGTTATGTTTGGTGATTCTGTTATAGTGGTGGTGTATGTATAATTCGAATTGGCGTTAGCGTTAGACGGATTAGGAGTAATAACAATTTTGGCCAATTTTTGTGGACCAATTTGATATGATGTGAACGAATAGTTTGCGTTTGTTTTCATTCCAACGATAGGACTTCCTGAAACAAAGTTTCCATTAACCTCAGTAAGAGTTAATTTATTAATTGTGTTTGCAAAGAACACCACTTTACCTGTAGCTGTTGCGGTACCAGGAGAATAACCTTGATATACCAGTTCTCCTGTTTGATAAAGTCCTGTACCGTTGTTTGCAACAACAAAGTTTATTTCATCCTCATTTGTAAAGTCATTGTAAATATTGGTAATAGAAGTCTTAATCAATCCAGTAGAAGTTGTCTTACCAAATATGAAACCTTTAACCGTAAAGTTTAATGTCCAAACAAGCGTTCTTGTACTGGCATTTCTATCGCCTTCATATAATACTTCATATTCTGTGTTCTTTAAAACTATTGGTATCTCTTTAATTATTCCCATCTCAGGAATAAGATTCAATTTGATTGTGTAATCTGGTGTAAAATAAGGCAAGATGTGTTCAATTAATTGTGTACCATCTTCAATGTTTCGTACATACAGATACAAAGAAAAATCAAAATCATAAGGTACTGGATTGTATATTGATTTTATACCATTGTTTGATACTTTTGAAAACTGTTTTATATTTGTATTTTGTTTTCTGCTATTGTCATAAGTTAATCCTGTCATCTCAAATGACATTCTAGGCAATGCCATCATTACCTTTTTACTTAAGTCTGGATCGTCTTGAAGCCTCATCACATACAATTCTTTTGAAGCATATGTGATTGGTACAATATATCTTTCCGCTTCAGAATTATCTGGATTGTATTTCACTAAAGTAATATTATCAAACAGGTTGCCAAAACCAACAACTAGTTTTCTAATGACACGATTGTATTGTATGTTTGTGGTCATTATATGCTACCAAAAGGATTAGTTTCTGAAAAATCAATAATAGAGTTTGCTTGATTTTTAATATATAAGTTGTCGTAAGTTTCGTGAGCAACATTAATATTTAATGGATCGTAAGTTGTAATTTTGTATCTTGAATTACTTGTGTAACCTATTACATTTTGTCCACTTACAAACTCACCACTAATATCGATGACAGATAGTGTATTGGATTTTGGTGTCCAAGATTTAACGGATGCAATTGTTGTGGCATTTGCATAAGCTCTAGTTACGTTTGCAACTTCGGTTGTAGTTTGGAAAACCACTTCTTGCGCTTGATATGTTCCTGTTCCTTGGCCAATTGTTAGGTCTATAGAATAGGAATTATCAGTCATAACTTGGTCAATATCCGAAATACCAGTATCAATAAGTTCTTGTGAGTATTTGAATTTCTCCAAATTCAATTCATAAAAGAATGGTATTTTTCTTCCTAGTTGATGAAAGTCTTTGTCTTGGTCCGCAAATTTAATTTCGTAGAGTTCGCCAGTACCATTTAAAAATGGAACATAAATCAAATCGCCTTCACGGGGGCGTATCAGATTAGAAGGAACTCTTTGTGCAAAAGACCTTTTTGAAACAATAACCGAAACTTCATTTTTAATTTCTAAACCAAATTTAGAAAAGAATTCTTTTTCACCACCATACTCCAACACATTCGACAAATAGAATTCAATAGGAAATGCTGATTGAAATTTCTTAACGGGATCTTCACCATATAAAAGGTCACGAGCCTCATCGTTGTTATTAGGCAAATAATAACCATCGAATCCCATTATCTTAATAGATTCAACAATTAAATCTTCGTAAACTCTCTGCTCAGCTTGAGAGTTATAGTTATTGAAATAAGGTGAGGTTGCCATTTAGTTCATGAACCATTCTAACGGTGCACCATATTCTACTTGCATTTCTGTTTCTAGTTTTTCAATCTCTGCCGTAGCTTCATCATAAATTTTATCACCGTTTAATGTAACTCCGCCTGGTAACATTAAGCCATTAAACTTTTTGATGTTGTTGCCCCAACTTCTTTTAATTAAAGCGGTAGCATATTCTTTTAACCAACGGTCATTCCACACTCTAGTGTAAATGGTAGGGTCAATATTTGCATACGCTTCCGCAACTACAATAGTACCAACTGGAGCTTCTGAAGCACCCCAACCCCAGTCTATATACAACCTACGCATATGTCTTTGGAATCGAATAGGAACCTCTCCAGTAAACATGAGTTCTAGTGAACGTAAGTGTTGTTGAGTCAAGGTATAATTGACGTATGATGCGGAGGTGAAGTCGTAGAGTTCGTTTAGACGTAGTTGATATCTGAGGTCAAACATATTCACAGTTGCCTGAGAATCAACAACTGGAAAGATACGAGAGATACCAACAATCTCTAAGGCATTATTGGAACTATCCGTAACGGTACTCAAGTCCAGATATTTTTGGTTAACATCCTGCTGTGTGATTGGTTTAACATAATATATTTTTTGTAAACCATCAAAATGGTAGTCTTGCCAATACTGCAAAGCGTCATCGATTCGGTCTTCCACTTGGTCATCATCTACGTTAATGTCAATGACAGGGAACCCTAATCGGCGTAAACAGTAGGTTTTGAAATCGTTTCTTGTGGTAATTATGGCCATTTGAATTCCATTTTGTTAATATTTATTTGACTTTTGCATCAATATATAATATAATGAGGTGTATAGACTATTTATGTTTAAGGAAAAACGATGGGAAGATTTGATAATAAAGTTGCAACCGTATCTGGATCCGTAAATTCTGATTCTTGGCCAACCACTTTTGATAAAGGTGTTGTGTCTATCGAAAGAACGGGTGTGATATTGGAGGACTGTAATATTATGAGTCCAGAAGATGTTATTCCTTTGCCTGGTGCTTTAGAGGCCATCAAAATGATGCGTTTAAAGGGTTACAGAGTATGTGTTTTCTTTAATGAACCACTCATTGGACAAAACATGGTAACAACCGACCAAGTAGATTCTACAGTCCAACGTATGATGGAATTGTTTGGAGAGTCCGGTATTCAAACTATTGATGGAGTATTGTATTCAACCACCAATATGAAAGAAGACATATATTCGATGCCAAACACAGGCATGATGAAGAAAGCCGAAAAAGATTTTCGGATAAAACTCAAAGGCGGATACTTTGTTGGTAATAAGATACGCAACCTAAAAGCAGGAAACTCTGTAGGCTGCGTACCTGTGTTGGTTAAAACTGGCAACTATGAAGAAGCTGTAGAAAAACTAAACACATTTGCCAATCGTGAACTATTAAGCAAAACTAAAGTGTTCTACAGTTTACTTGATTTTGCTAACTCATTACCTTCTTAGTCAAAAGAGTTTCTATTTCTGGTAGATAAAGATAGTTCATCTTAGATGACTTCAAGGTGTGCAATGCATCTTCAATCGTTTCTACCAATGGTTCTCCTGCCAAATTAAAACTAGTATTGAATACAATTGGTACACCAGTAATCTTTTTAAATTCATTAATCAGATTGTAATAGTGTTTGTTTTGTTCTTCCGATACAGTTTGAATTCTACAAGTATCATCCACATGGACAATGGATGGAATTAAATGTCCTTTATCTGCTTGTACATCAATAGCATACATCATAAAAGGTGATTCTTCCATACCAGCCATATCGAACCAATCTTTGGCATCTTCTTTTAGAATACTACCAGCAAACGGTCTAAACCATTCACGACCTTTAACAATATTTACAAATTGTTTTCCATCAGGATCCCGTGGGTCATATAGAATCGACCTGTTACCAAGAGCTCTAGGACCCGCCTCTGCACGACCTTGGAACAAGGCAACAATATTTCTATCTGAAATTAATTTGGCAACATCTTTTGGTTTAACTTTTTTAATATCAAATTCTTTATCATCCACATCATTCAAGTAAGTAGATGGGTCATATTGTTTTGACAAATAAATTGATGTGCATGGATGAATGTCTGTAGACTGAGTTTCACCTCTACAAATTGCCATAGCTAATCCAATGGCAGTACCACCGTCATGTGATATTGGTTCGCACCAAAGTTCAACGTCATCTGGTAGATTTTTTCTATAGAAATAATTTGCAGTACAATTTAATCCATAACCACCAGACATACAAACCTTTTTAATGCCTGTCTTTTCAATAGAATCTAAAATCAAATTTAAAACAATCATCTGAGATTCTTTTTGAACTGCATATGCCAAATTCTTAGCCACTTGCGGAATCTTTTCGGGATCCCTATGCCATTCTTTAGGGTCGGATTCTTGTCGTAGATAGGGGTTTAACAACTGATTGATTTTGGTACCGGCAGGATACAAAGGAATGAATAGGTTCTGATTGCCTCGACCATTGATATAGATATTAGGAATATTATCATCGTGTTCACCATATGGTGCTAGACCCATGGTTTTACCTGCTTCGATAAAACCAAATCCCAAATAATCAGTAACGCCTTCATAAGCTTTTACTGTTGGTGCCGCTGTACTATACTCTACAGTACCATTATAGTATTCATAGGAGTTTGGTTGTTGTGAACCATAACAAAGTTTCTTACTTACAATCTGAAATGTGTTTGGATATTCAGATACAAATACCGTATCGGTTTCAAAACCTGTTAGACTGGTATCTTTTTCATTGGTTAAAGAACCACAACCATCAACAACTATAGATAATGCTTTGTCAAATCCAGAATTATAGAATGCCATCGCTGCATGACCAGTATGATGGTTTGTGCCGCAGTAAAATATTTTAATACTATTGTCTTTTAGTTTTTTCTAATGAGTGTACTGAACGGGTCGCCGCCAGTCCAACTAAGGACACCTAAAGATTCTTTGTCGAATGTTCCACCAATAGCAATAATATCTAATGGATAATCTTCCATGATTTGAAGTATACCAAGAAACGGATTACCGTCATATTTCATTCGGCTCAATCGTTCTTCTTCAACGTAAAACATCAATTTATCATCGGATACTAGTGCAGCAGAACCATTATGTCCTGGATTAATTCCTAATACATTCATTATTTTTTCACCTTAGATTCAATATCTTTTACAATTTTTAGGAACATTTCTTGAACTTCATTTTCTTCAAAGTCCATGAGTTTATCATTATACCTATCTGCCAGATGACAATCTAAATCAACCAAACGAATTGGTGCATATTTTTTTGCACCTTCTTTTTGAATGATTTGAAAGTGATTTGGGAATGATGTGTTGATTGGATATGTAGAACCAAAAACCACAGTACCTGGTATATCAAAACATCTAGCCATATATTGACCAACTGAATCACAACCAATAAAATAATCGGAAGATTGAATGAGTGCTGCCCAACCTCTTAAATCCAATTCAACTTTGTGTGTGTAAGTATCTTGGTCAATAGCAAATTGTTTTTCACCAAAGTAAATTAAGTTATATTTTGTTGCCAATTTTTTGGCTAATAAAAGATAGGTATCTGGATCAAAAGAACGTGAACCATCGTCCATAACATGACCATTGTCAACTCTAGCGCCACGACCATAAGGTTGAATGACAATCGTAAATTCTTTTTTCTGTTTCTTCTTGGCTTCCATAATAATGTTAGAAGCCATTTTTTCTTCACCTTTACTGGTGACAAGTGTGGGAATGGTTAAATCCGAATGGTCATTTGTTTCGTTGATGATTTCATCAAACGTTTCCGAAAGTGATTTTTTTTGTGTGAAGTATGATGGATATCTGTAAGGTTCTGGCGAAACGATGCGTTTGCAACCTAATATGACATTCTCAAATGTACCTTTGTTTGTGGGATTAAAGGTACGGTCTTGTAGTTCTTGGATACCCCAATACAATGTATCCCAACCATGAACTAAGACTTTAAAATCATCATCTGGATTTAATCTATGGTATTTTAGTAATGCCGGAATAGCAGCGATTGCCCTACCCGCACCACCATCAATCATAAAAACAGTAAAAGACATAATATTTTCCTTATCATTAAAAATTCAATTGTATACCAACATCACCAATTTGTCAACCACTCTATGACAAAAATGTTAAGTTTGCCTATTCTTCATCTCTTGTTACCAACTCATAGCCCCAATACCGTAAAGTATCATGAGCCTTCTTAAATGATTCGTTGATAACTTCTATTTGAAAGTCTGTAAGCTTATTTATTAGTTCTTCGGATGAAGGAACATCTGTAACATCTAATTTAAAATCGTCAATACCATACTGTTCTTTAATTTTTTCTTCAACCCATTCTGTCTTGGTACACATATCTTCATAAGTAAATGCAAAATTGTTACCAAGTAAATAGTTGTTTTTTCTTTGGATGATTAGTGTGTGCATTACTTGTTCAGCAATGTTTTCTATTTCAGACTCCAGTGATGAGTCTATTTCTAAAATCTCTGCTATGCAAGCATATGGATTTTTTACCATGATTAAGAAACATATCAATGGAAAATAATCCATTAAGATGTGCGGTCTTAAAAAATCATATAAAGATTTTCCAAGTCTATACTTTGCATCGGGCTTGGTTGTTGACCAAGTATACTGCATATTCAAAGCATTATGATTCCAAGCGGCATCATTCCCACTCTCCAACAATTCTCTTTCTTTTATAAAGAAATTAGGATCCTCGAAAATTGGGGGTGGAAATGTTTGCGTATCAAGCATTAATTCCAAATCACTAGGTAATGATACAACATCTTTACATTCACCAAAAGCTTTGTGTATTAACTTTGTACCCAATAGGTCCGTAGATAACACAAACATATGGTGTTTTTCATTCATATCTAATTCAATATGTTCCATAATAACTCCTCAATCAATTAAATTTTAACTATTAGCAGCTAACCATTCTGCTTTTGCTTGTGTTATTGCAGCTAACTCTTGTTCTAAAGTATGTATCTCAGTTGTTAACGCTGCTTGTCTAGCAACAATTTCAGCTTTTGTAGCAAAACCTTTGGTTAATCTTTCTTGATACACAACAATTCTTTCTTCAGTAGTTTTACCTTCAAGTTCTGGATCGCCACCTGCAGCAGCCGTCAATGTTGGACCCTTTCCATCTTTCCATTCTGTTCCAACTAACCAAGATGAAAGATTAGCGATAGCTGTATTGCAAGATGCCGTAATTAACTCAGCTGTATTAGCATCGTCAGATAGATGAGTCAGTTGTATCTTTAAATTGTCAATGTTGATTTGAATTAATTCATCTTTTTTACCAAAAGGAGTTCCTTCTGGTACTTCATTTTTTCTATACAATGATCCATCACCATTAATTATATCACCTTTTTCCAAACCTTCAACATCAGATACACGCCACAGAAATGCAGAGTTCTCTGGTGGTTCAGCTTCCATGGAAATTTCTTCCACTATCTGCTAATGGTCTGGTTCATCGTGAAAATGAATAACTCTAAATTTTTTCATTTATATTCCTATTAATCTTTTTGTTTAATAATGTAAAACTACTAGTCCACAAGAACCAGCTCTATCGTAACAAGATACAGACCTTGTTTCATCGCCGTTCCACATACCAGCACCGCCACCACCGACTTGGCCAGGTGATGTACATCCATAACCAGGAGAACCTAATGCAGTTGATGTAGCTGTTTCATTACTTCTTTGGACATAGCAATAACACGCCCAATAGCAGCAGTAGTATCTGTCTGTACCAAAACTGGTTGAAGATGCGTTACAAGAACCGTAAGTACCAACACCAGACTGACATTCAGCTCTACAGCAAGCGCAACAACAAGTATTGAAAACGTCCCAGCTATAATCATAGTAAGGATCGGTTGCACTAATTGATTGACCATCACTTGAACCAACCCAAGATGTTGTACAATACCAAATTGGGAATCCCCAACAGAATCCTGGAATAGAACAGTTTGTGCAAGATAAAACTAAGTCGCCTGTGTAAGCACATTTTGTACAATAGTATCCAGCAAACGCTTGGTAGTAATAGATACTAGGCTGGTCGCCTCCGTTATTGGCAGCTGGAACGTTATAACCCCAGCAATTCCAATAACAACAACAACGTAAAATAGCACAAGCCCGATCCGTGCTACCCGGATCGGAAAAACGTGTTTGATTGCAGATTGAATTGCCCGGAGCACCACCTGGTAAATGTACACCTTGAATATCAGAGTAGTAACATGAACACGCCGAAGCACAGAAACCTGCACAGTTTGTGGCACAACAACAAGTACCAATTACGTCTTTACGGCAGAAATAACTTGTACAACGGAAATAACCTGGTGCACCGCAAGTGTTAACATCTCCACCAATACCTGTTCCGCCACATTGAATTCTATAACCACCAGCGTTACAAGTGCCTGTTACGCCGCTGGTACCACCTGTTGCCATAATACAACCTTGACCAGCAAAACATACAAATGATGTTCCTTCAGCACCAGCTACACACACACAAGCAAAAGCACCACCAACGTTTGGCCATACTTTTTCTGTAAATCCGGCACCAGCACCCGAATAGTGTCCTCTTACGCAACAATAACAACAACATTGTCCTGTTTGCGGTAGTGTACAAGAACAAATACTATATGTACAAGAACATCCGCCGCCACCAAAAACAATCGATTTGACGTTTTTGATTGGGTTTGGAATTTGAATTGAATATAAACCTTGCTGGTTAAAGAATTTTTTAAATCTATATTTAACAGCAGAAACGTCTTTTAGATATCTAGACATATTAAACCTCGTATCCTGTTACTGTAATTGCAATATTTGAACTTGGCGTAGTAGTCCACAAATATATGTAACTACCTTGTCCCAAAACAACACCACCTCTTTCAAACACATCACCCGCACTAAGCGGTGTGTTAAATTCCAAATAAGAGTTTGCTGGAGGGCTGGCGTAAGTTGTATTAGCTACAGACATATACATTCTGGCCATGTTGTTTGCCAAATTACAAGCTAGTACGTTGACTGTTGCTGTTTTTCCTGCGGGAGAAGGTCCGTAGACCGACTGAACGTTGGTCGTAGTGATGCTGACCTGACCCAAGATACCTGATGCCATGATAGTGTTCCTTATTATTAATTATTTATGATATATCACCGCCACTAATCATATTTGCTATGAATAGTGATTTACCTAAATCGGTTACACCTGTAAGGGCAGATCCATCGCCGGCATAAGAAACAGCGGAAATGAGATTGGAACTTGTAATATCGACTACGTTGACAATATTTTTATCGTCATCAATTACATCAGTACCTTTTATTTTGATAGACATCTTCGCCCTTTATGTGAACTCGTCTTGAGATTATTTATATATTTATACATTACGGAGTAGTTATAAATCTCCGCCCGAAACTAAACTTGCAAAAAATAAACTTTGGCCAGGATCACTTGACCCGCCAAATTGATATGCAACACCAGATGATGCGTTATACAAACTACCATAGAGGTAAATATTGTCAACGTATTGAGCACCTTTAATACCAACACCACCGGAAACAACTAAGGCTCCGGTTACGTTTGAAGTTGATACACTTGTATTTGAAATTGTCAAACGGTTAGGATTGACCCAAAATCCATTTGAGTCCATCACAGCAGTATTACCTACTTGTAGTCCGTTTCTTACTATGAAAAAATTGGTATTTGCCATGGCAAGGTTCACTCTCCCCTTGTGTTAATTGCTATTTCTATTTAGACAAACACCACATCTCTTAGCACTTTGACGTTTGAGGTGGCGTTAACAGGAGCGAAAGTTACACTACAAATTCCGCCAGCAATACTTGCATCGTAATATCCTAATGCGCTGTTAGTCCATACATCACCAAATTGTGTGATGTATGCGGTTGTTCCGTTATGCAATACCATTAATTGTGTGGCATGATAACTAGTTCCAGAATCAACCGAGATTAAATACTTTGCAGTTCGAACACTAGTAGTTGGAAATGTATCAATAACAACTGTGGCAGAACTTGTAGAAGTATTAATTGAGGTCTGTCTAGACGCTACGTTTGCAAAAGTTATAACGGTGTTGACGTTTAAATTGCCAATAATACCGTTATTTGTAAGTACAATAGTTGAATTTCGGAGCGTCATGGCGCCCGTTGTTGCACCAAATCTTAAACTTGTAGCGGCACCAAATGC